CATGAGTGATTCAGCGTCAGTGCTTGCCCGTACCTGTGTTTTGCAGGTACGGGCTTTTTTATGGGCGCGTTCAGGTGAGGGTGGGGCGATGTGATGTTTGATAAACGAGATATAACGGTTGATGTGTTGCGTAAGGCGTGCGATCGCAAAGGTTATCGATTTTTTGAAAGCGGTGATTTTAATCTTAATATTATTGGTATTCGTACTAATGATAATCAGGCGAATACGTTTAACGATTATCTATGCGTTGCTTTCAAGCAGTGCGGTCATTGGGTGTTGCTAACGTTAGACTGCACAACAGATCCGGGCGTTTATTGGCGTTTGAATCCGATGAATAAGCTCGGTACTGCGGTGTTGGTTCCTGGGCAGTATTCGGGTGCTTACATGCTGGGTCTGCATAAAGATAAATACAAGGCGCTTACTCAGGCTAAGTCGTTGCCTGTGTATCGTGATAATGATCGTGATGCTGAGGTTGATGTTGGCGGTGCGGTTGATAATGGCTGGCATGGGATTAATATTCATCCGCGCAGCCCTAGTGCTAAGAGTGATGATATCGGCCAGTGGTCGGCAGGGTGTCAGGTTGTTAAAGACTATGGCGAGCATATGTTGATCATGCAGCTGTGTGAGATTGCTCAAAAATGGTATGGCAATCGGTTTACGTACACGCTGCTTGAGGAATCTGATCTGTTATGAAGTTTGTTTTTGTGGTGATGGGTGTCGGGTTTTTGTTGCAGATTAGTTATGCGCCTCCGGCGTTGCAGTCTATTTGTTTGATTTAGTTTTGGTGGGTGGTGCGGGTGTTGGCATATCTGTTAGTCGCTGTTGTTTATGTCTGGGTTTTGTTTTGGTGTGGGCGTGTTGCGCTAGCAGTTAAACATGCGCAGCGGGCGAGAGAGGTTAATAATTTTGCGCAATATTTGGTGGCGTTCTCTGTAACTATTTCGGTGTTAGCTGTCTCGTTATCGTTGTTTATGATGACGTTAGATCTAGGTAAGCGCGCGTGGCTGGCTCATTACTGGGCGTTGTTTGATGTGTTTGTGGCTGTGTGTTTAGTAACAACGCTGCGCTATATAGAAAAATCGCTTTTAGTAGGACGGCAGGGATGAAGGCATTACTGGCACCATTGATCGATTTGTTTTGGTCATACGTTATTTATGGTTTGCATGGCGGGATCGGCGCGGGTGCTAACTATCTATTCCATCATTCAAACAAGGGAAAGCCGTTTAATTTAAAAGGCTTGATTATGTTTGTGTTGCTGGGCGCGGTTACTGTGATCATGATCGGTCCGTCTATCCCTACTGATTTCCCCGGCAGGGATGGAATGTTGATTGCGATTGGTTTTATGTTTTCGCCTATTTTAAATCTGCTGGATTCAAAAGGCGGGGCGATCAGTGAATGGTTTATGGGGCGGCTTAAGTGATGCGTACGTATATTCTTTTTATTGTAATGATAGGGCTGGGTGTTTGGTTGCTACTAGATCAAGTTGAGCAGAAAGCACTGGCAGAGCAAGCCGTTGCGCAATATAAGCAATCATTCAATGAGGCTAATCTGCAGATAGAAAAGCTAAAAGCAAACAAGAAAGCGGATGAGCAATTGATTGCTGATTTAGCTAAGGCGCGGCAGGTCAGAGAAAGCCAGAGTAGAGCGTCACAACAAAAAACTAAAGAAGAGTTAAGCGATGATGAAAATTCTAATGCTGTTTTGCCTGGCTCTATTGCTCAGCGGCTGCAAAACAGAATACATCGTCAAGCAGGTAAGTACGCCGGAATTCCCACCAGTTAGCTTAACAATGCCTTGCCTGCCTCCATCTTTGCCGCTGAATACATATGGCGATGCTGTGGAATATATAGAACCAGCGCTAGACGTGATAGATGAGTGTGATGATAGGTTTGCAGCAATACGCAAGTGGCGCGAAAGTCGGGAGCTTCCAGCACCGGATACATAGATAGGTTGAGTGTAGATCTTTAAAGAAGTCGGGCTTTGCTCGGCTTTTTTTGTGCATGGGTTCTATGGTGGGGTTGGGCAGACTCAGAAAAATGAACGGGTCCTTTGGGAGGTCTAGCTCTATACGGGGCACAGTAGCGCGAAATTTTCGCAGATATCTGGTGCTATAGGGGGTTGTGGTGGTAAGTGGTTGATTGTTGGTGATTTATGGAAACTTTGAATCTGAATGCTAAAGCTAGTCAAACAGCATTTGCTCGGTTGGTTGGTGTTTCGCAACAGGCGATTAGCAAGCAGATTGAAAAGGGGAATTTATCTGAGGGCGCAACGTTTGGTGAATGGCTGACTGAGTATTGTGATCAGTTGAGAGATCAGGCTGCGGGTCGAGGTGGTGAGGGGCAGGTTGATGTCGCTCAGGCCACGTATGAAGAAAAGAAAACTAAAACGGCGCTGATGCGTTTGGACTATCACGAAAAATTAGAGAATACGATAAATAGGGAAGAGGCTTATAGTTTTTTAGCTGATTGGTCGATGTATGCGACACGACAGTTTAGGCAGTCGTTTGAGCGTTTACGTGATGATATGAATAATCAGTTAGAAGTAGAGCTTCCTCCGGAAATGGTGGAAAAACATGCTGGAGCTGCAATCGAACGAGTTAGAGACTATGCGCTCAAACTTGGCGGAAGTGACGGCGAGAGTGGCGGAGCTGTTCAATCCGCCGAAGAAACTTAGTACAAAGGAATATTTAGAAACACAGTTTGTATTGCCTGACTTTGGTGAATACGATTTTTATTACACCCCTTATTTCTTGGGTGTTTGTGCGCCGTTTGATGATCCGTCGGTTAATGAAGTTGATCTAATGAAGGCGGCTCAAATTGGTTGGACGTTTTTCTTGCTTGGTGTTATCTGTAAAACGATTGCTGAGGGCGAGTTTAATCCCTGCCCGATCCTAGCGTTATTTGCAAAAACAGGTGATGCGAAAAACTTTCACGATGAGAAGTTTTTGCCAACTGCTCAGGATAATCCATCGGTTAATGGTCGGATGGATGTTAGCACCTCCCGTAAGTCAGGGGCGCGCTGGGATAACCGATCTTTCCCTGGCGGGTTTATTAAATTGGTCGGCTCTAATTCGCCGGGTAACGTAAAATCCACGTCCAAGGTTGGGCTGGGGATTGTTGAGGAACCAGATGATACTGCTGATAACGTAGCGGGTCAGGGTGACGCGATTGGTAATATTGAGGAGCGATTAAAGCGTTATATCGGGTCGCTGCTTGTTGTAGGTGGAACGCCTGCAGTAAAGGGGTTGTCAAAAACAGAGGCTCGATTAGAGCAAACTGATAAGAGGGTGCTTTCTGTTGTTTGTCATGAGTGCGGTGATTCGCATGTGCTTGATTTTGCAAACGTTGTTTGGAGTACTGATAACCTAGATTCTAGCCATCCTATTTACGGCAAAGCTGATCCTGATACAGCGGTTTATGTCTGCCCGCATTGCGGCACGGAATGGGATGATTATCAGCGCCAAACGAACATAAGAAGCACCTGTTTTGATGCATATAACAGAGGTGACGTTAACGCGGGCTGGACGCCTACAGCAAAATTTACAGGCAAAGCTGGTTTTATGGGTCTGTCTGAGCTGTACGTTTGTATGCCAGGTACTAGCTTAGCTGATGTTGTTAAAGAATATCTCTCAGCCAAGGCAGAGTCAGAAAAAGGCAACCAAAACCTACTGATTAAATTCACAAACCAGAAGCTTGGCCAAAGTTACGAATACAAAGACGATAACGCCACGGCTGATGAATTGCGGGCTAAAGCAGAAGATTATCAAGAGCTGGTTGTTCCAGATGGTGGCTTAGTATTGCTGATGACGGTTGACGTACAGCGAGATCGTCTTGCAATCGTTATTAGAGCCTACGGCGAAGCACAAGAAAGTTGGCTCGTTTTCTTCGGTGAAATTTGGGCCAAAAACGACATTAACGACATTAACGATCCAGTCTGGTCTGAGCTAGATCGCATGGTATTTGGTTGCTATCAGCATGAGTGCGGGGCGTTTATTCCCATTGATGCAATGGAGATTGATACCAGTGACGGTGTAACTCAGGGTGCTACGTACTCATATGTGCGATCAAGACAGGGTAAAGGCGTAAAAATCCGCGCAATCAAAGGTGCTACTTCAGCTGATGCGCCGATTGTTTCACTTCCCCGCCGTATTGACCTAAACGCAACTAAAACTAAGGCAGATCGATTTGGTTTAGAGCTTTGGCGAGTTGGTACGCAGTTATCCAAGGATACGCTTGCGGGGCGGTTGAAATTATCTGGCACGGGCGCAGGTCGAATGCATTTTTATGAATCGGTCCGTACTGATTATTTTGATCAGCTAACGGGCGAGGTCAAAGCGCCGTCGCGTACTCAACGCGGCAAAATGGTTTGGCAACAAAAATCAGGTACAGCTATCGAGGCATGGGATTGCGAATGTTATCTGATCCACTGCGCAATGGTTGAAAAACTGCACCTTAAAAAGAAATCATGGTGGGAAGCAAAGCGCGCCGCATTAATACAAGTCGATATGCTGGGCGATCAATCGCCGGATGATCTGATAACAAGTATCGATCATCGACCAAGCATTGATACTGATACAGCGTATGAAAGCGGTGCTGAATTGCTGCAGGAATCTAAACCAGAAGCGCTGCAACAACCAAAACCAACACCGAAAAAACAAGGTCTTTCTCTTAAAGAGCTGGGCCGCATGATGAATGGGTAAAACGATGGCAACACAAACTCAATTAGAACAAGCTCGGCTAGCAAAACACCAGATTATAACCGGCACAAAGGCCGTTAAAGTGCAAAAAGATGGGCGTTCTGTTGAGTATAACCAAGCCAACCTTTATCAATTAGAAAGCTACATTCAGCAGTTAGAATCAGAGCTCGGCAGCGGCAAACTACGCCGACCAATGGGGGTTTATTTATGAATGATCCTCAAGCAATCGTCGGGCTGGATGGCGCACCGCTGCGGCAAAGCATGAGCGCATACCAAGGTGCGGGTGCTGGGCATGGTGGCCAATTATCAAAATGGTATCCCGGTCTTAAAACAGCGGATGCCGCACTGCTGCCCGACCTTAAAATGGGTAACGCCCGTGCTGAAGATGTTGTGCGTAACAATGCATTTGCGGCCAACGGCGTACAGCTACACATTGATAACATCGTCGGTGATAGCTTCCGGTTAAGTTACAAGCCGCGCTGGGAAACGCTCGGTGTTAACGAGGATGACGCAATCGCGTTTATTCGTGATGTAGAAGAGCTTTGGCGTGAAGTAGCAGAAGATCCAACCGGCTGCTATTTAGATGCAGAACGTAAACGCACATTCACAATGATGATGCGTGAAACGGTCAGTATTCATACCCGACTGGGCGAGGATTTTGCAGCAGCTGAATGGATTGACCGACCGGGATCGTTAATTAAAACCTGCATTAAATCCATATCGCCAAAGCGGGTTTGTAACCCTAGCAACAGCATGGATACAGACTCGATGCACGGCGGTATCGAATTTGACGCCCACGGTGCGGCATTAGCGTACAACATCCGCGAAGGCCAAACCTCAGCCTACGGGCTAGGCGATGGTATGGGCCATAGCTGGAAGCGCATCAACCGTGAAACCAGTTTTGGTCGGCCTCAAATAATCCACATATTTGAACCAACAGAAGACGGC